CAAGAATGTGACTGTGACTTTAATACCTCAGGAGATATTGTATTCTACCCAGAATACTTAGAATTTATTGAACAAACAACTGTTAAAGATCCTGTTGAAAAAAGAGGTGTAGATAAAAATTTATGGATTTGGGAACCAGTTGATTACTCAAGATCTTATATGATCACTGCTGACGTAGCTAGGGGCGATGGTAAAGACTATTCTGCTTTCCATATTTTTGATATTGAATCAAATATACAAGTTGGAGAATATAGAGGACAGATTGGTACTAAAGAATTTGGTCATCTTTTAGTAGGCATAGCTACTGAGTATAATAATGCTTTGTTAGTTATAGAAAATGCTAACATAGGTTGGTCTACAATTCAAGTTGTTATGGAACGAGAATATAGAAATTTATATTATTCTCCTAAAACTCAAGAAGTAACCGCCGAAACTTACATGAGAAATTATGAGAATAACCAATCTCAAACTCCTGGTTTTACTATGTCTATGAGAACTCGACCTATGGTTATTGGTAAATTTCAAGAATATGTCTCTGATAAAAGCGTGACTGTTCAATCCAAACGACTCCTTCAAGAGATGAGAACTTTCATTTGGAAAAATGGTAGAGCAGAAGCCCAATCAGGCTATAATGATGATTTGATAATGAGTTTTGGAATAGGTTTATATGTTAGAGATACCGCTCTTAAGTTTAGACAACATGGCTTAGATATAGCTAAAGCTGCGTTAGGAGCCATATCTAAAACCCAAACCCCATTCCAGGGAGCTTATTTCTCCTCAGGACATGATAATCCTTATTCAATGCCTAATGGAGTTGGAGGAAATGAGGATTTTAGGTGGCTTCTTTAAATATTTATTCATATATTAATATACAATGGCTGATATAAGCGTATTTACAAGACTAAAAAGATTATTTTCTACTGATGTTATTATTCGTAATACTGGTGGAGATACTTTAAAAGTCCTTGACTTCAACCAAACCCAAGTAGCTGGTCAAGTCAACACTAACTCATTATATGATAGATATACTCGTCTTCATACTACTAATGCTTCCCCTATCTATAACCCAGGTTTAAACTACCAAACCCTTAGGGTTCAGTTATATTCTGATTATGAAGCTATGGATACAGATGCTATTATAGCTTCAGCTCTTGATATATTAGCAGACGAGTGTAGTCTTAAAAATGAAATGGGTGAAGTGCTCACTATTAAAAGTAGTGATGAAAAAGTTCAAAGGATATTATATAATTTATTCTATGATGTTTTAAACATTGAGTTTAATCTATGGATGTGGACTCGTCAGATGTGTAAGTATGGTGACTTTTTCCTTAAATTAGAAATAGCTGAAAAATTTGGAGTTTATAATGTTATTCCCTATACAGCTTATAATATTATTAGAGAAGAAGGATTTGACAAAAATAATAGAGACAAAGTCCAATTTAAATTTGACCCCGATGGTTTAAGTGGAGGTGGAACATTTGGTGGATATTATGGAGGTTTAGTATCACCTAATAGTTCAACATCAGCAGGTCCAAACATGATTATTTTTGATAATTATGAAATGGCCCATTTTAGATTAATATCTGATGTTAGTTTCTTACCTTACGGTAGAAGTTATATTGAACCAGCCCGTAAGTTATTTAAACAATATACACTTATGGAAGATGCTATGTTAGTTCATAGAATTGTAAGAGCACCTGAAAAGCGTATATTCTATATTAACATAGGTAATATTAACCCTGCTGAGGTAGATGGGTTTATGCAAAAGACCATCTCTAAAATGAAACGTACTCCATATGTTGATCAACAAACTGGGGATTATAATTTAAAATTCAACATGCAAAACATGCTTGAAGATTTCTTTATACCTGTAAGAGGAGGTGATTCTAATACTAAAATTGATACTTTACAAGGATTACAATATGATGGTATTACTGATGTTGTTTATTTAAGAGATAAATTATTTGCTGCTCTTAAAGTTCCTAAAGCTTTTATGGGTTATGATGAAACAACTGAAGGTAAAGCTACACTAGCAGCTCAAGATATTAGATTTGCTCGTACTATAGATAGAATCCAAAGAATTGTGTTATCTGAATTGTATAAGATAGCTATAGTTCATTTATATACTCAAGGATATGATGGAGAATCATTAACAAATTTTGAGTTAGGTTTAACTACTCCATCAATTATTTATGATCAAGAAAGAATAGCTCTATTAAAAGAAAAAGTTGATTTAGCTAATCAAATAATAGACAATAAACTTCTCCCAACTGATTGGGTCTATGATCATATATTCCATTTTAGTGAAGATGAATATGTTGAATATAGAGATCTGATTAGGGAAGATGTTAAGCGTAAGTTTAGACTAAACCAGATTGAAAATGAAGGTAATGACCCGTTAGAATCTGGTAAATCTTATGGTACACCTCACGACTTGGCATCACTATATGGTCAGGGTAGATATTACACAAATGACGAGGTACCTGCAGGGTATAATGAAAAAGCTGACTTAGGTAGACCAAAAGAAAAAGCTTCAAGAATAGGTACTCAACAAGACGCCTTTGGTAAGGATAGATTAGGTGTCCTTAGAATGAAAGACCAAGACAATAATGAATCAGATTCAATAAGACCAACATATAAAGGTGGATCTCCATTAGCTTTAGAAGCAAAAACTATCTATTATAAAAATAAAAATTCTTTAAGTAATATACCAGTTAATAAAAAACAGTTGGTATTTGAAAATGATAAACAAAAAGAATCACTACTTGATGAAAATCAAATTAAAGAATAATACTTTCATAATATTTATAAAAAACCTATGAATCGATGGGGATCAAACACTCTAAAATAAAAAATACAGGTATCTTATTTGAACTATTAGTTAGACAAATTACAGCTGATACCTTATCTGGAGGTTCATCTCCTTCTTTAGACATTTTAAAAAAATCTTTTGCTAAGACTGAATTAGGAAAAGAATATAAATTATATGAAACTCTTTTTAAACATAAAAATGTAAGTGAAGCTAAAGCTAATATAGTAATTAATACTGTATTAGAAGCTTCTCAAAAATTAAACAGATCTAACTTAAGAAGAGAAAAATATAATTTAATTAAAGAAATAAAAAATCATTATAATTTAGAAGAATTTTTTAATTACAAAGTTCCTAATTATAAGGAATATGCTGCCCTTTATACCCTCTTAGAGATTTATAATTCTGACAAACTTTCAGAAACTAACCAAATAATAGATAACAAGTTAACTATATTAGAGAGTTTAACTCAAACACCTATTAATAAAGCTAAGGTAAAAGAGAATTTATTAGAGGAATTTAAAAAATACGATAAAGACTTGAGAGTACTTACCTATAGGGTAATGTTAGAAAAGTTTAATGGTAAGTATGCTAACTTAAATGAATCCCAAAAAGAAATTCTAAAAGAATTCATTAATTCTATTGATAACACTCCTAAATTAAGAGAATTTTACAATAAAAAAATTAATGAAATTAAAACTTCTATTAAAAATTCCCTCCCATCTATCAAAAACCCAGCTATTAAAATTAAACTTGATGAAATATTATCATTAATTCATGAAGTTGATAAATCAGCTAAGGTTAAAAATGATGATTTAGTAAATTTATTACAATATTATGAGCTCACAGAGGAACTTAAAAGAATTCATTAAACAACATTTAGAGGAAATATCCACAACTGGAGGGGCAGGTGGGTATCTTTCTAAATATTTTATAGCTAGAAAACCATTATCATTTAAAGATACTCAATACTCTAAATTAGGCTTTAAACCTGTGAATAGAAAAAAACAGGCTAAAAGTTCTAAAGTATATGATTATAAAGATCTTTGGGGATCTACTTATGACTATTAATATTTATAATTATGAAGACACTTCAAACCCAATATAACTTAATTAAAGAGGGTAAAAGCCATAAAGATGTATTTGTTAAAGAGGCTAAACGTCTCTTCCCTGATGTTATTCCTAATGGAGCAGGGTTTGATCAAACTTCTACTTTGCTTAAAAATAAAAATATTATAACTGAAAATATATTTCCTTTACTTCCTTCTTCTGGTTTAAATCCTTTTACTTCATTTGATAAATTCTTAAAAGAAGAAATTAAAGATGTTAAGGCTGAAGAAAAAAAGACATCAAAAGAAGTAGAAGAAGATTTGTCTAAAATATATGACATTTATGATAAGAAAAATCTTGATAACCAAATCTTTGACCAAGTAATAAAAGGTATTAGATTTGAACTCGAACAAAACCCAGAACTTACTTTAGAAAAAGCTACTGAAAAGGTAAAGAAAAATTTAGCTAAAAATTCTTTATATTATTTAGAAAACGCTGCTTTTGGTGTTAAAGGATTAGGCTATACTAAAGAAGCACCTGGTTTAGGTGAACCAAAAGAATCAAAAGGAAAATATAAATCATCAGGCTATGGCAATTTAAATGAAAACAAAATAGTAAAGGATAACATAGACCAGGTAGTAGATGATATACACAAACAGGTTATGAAAACTAACTTACCAATTGGTAACTCTGCTCAATTTATTGATGATCTTTATAGTATTGTTAAAAATTATCTTAAACAACATCCTGAAAAAGCAGGAGTATTAGATAAAGAGGATAGGGCTAAAATTAATAAGATAGTATTAGATAAAATAGAAGTAAAAGAAAATAAAATGAAACTTGTAGATTTATTAAAAGAAGGAGCTCAAGAAGATCTTAAAGAAGCCGAAAAAATCGGTGAAGTAGCCGCTTTAGAAGCTAAAATTAATTTTATAGAAGGTAAAATTAAAAAATGCTACGAAACTATGACTATCTTTGAAAGAGATGATGTCAAAGAATTTGTTGATAAAAAAAGACAAGCTGAGATTAAAAAAGAAGTAAAACTTCTTGAAAGAGCTAAAGTTCAACTTGAAAAAAAATATGATAAACTTAAGGGCTCTGTAGAAGAAATGGATGATACTATTGACGAAGCAGATTACGACTATTAATGAAACAAGTCCTTATAGATACTCAACTTTTTCATCTTTCTCCTCAACAATTGCTTGAAGCAAAAGTTACAGGAGGAAATCTTATGGTTGAAGGAAGACTCCAAACTGCCGAAACTAAAAATGGCAATGGGAGAAGATATCCAAGAGAAATCTTAGAAAGAGAAGTTGAAAGATATAAGGATGGACCTATTAGAGAAAATAGAGCATTAGGTGAATTGGACCACCCAGATTCCCAAATTATAAACTTAAAAAATGTCTCTCATAATATAAAAAATATATGGTGGGATGGCAATGATGTTGTGGGTAAGATTGAAATTTTACCTACCCCATCAGGTAATATATTAACTCAGTTATTTAAAAACGGTATTACTGTTGGAGTTTCTTCACGTGGTATGGGTAGTTTAAAGCCTATAGGAGAAACTCAAGAAGTTCAAGATGACTTTGAACTTTTATGTTGGGATTTTGTCTCAACCCCCTCTACACCCGGTGCTTATGTTCACCCTATTAGTGAAGGTTTAGTTCCTGTTACCATAGATTATACTAAAATAAATGAAATAATTACAGAAATACTCTGTAATAATGGGCAATGCCCTATAAATTTTTAAGAGAATCATATTTTGATTCTCCCTGTTATATGTATTAACATAATATGCTACCAATCTACATATGTAGCATTCTTTTTATTAACTACTATTACGCTTTCCTTTTAATAAGCGTATTTTCTTAACACAAAAAATTTTAGGAACAAAATGTCAACAAACAGAGATTTGCTGAAAGAGGCTATCGCTGATGCGAAGGCTGTTAAAGAAACTGCTTTAGCTAATGCTAAGGCTGCTCTTGAAGAAGCTTTCACTCCACAAATTAAATCTATGCTTGCTGCTCAGATTTTAGCTGAAGAAGAAGAGGAAGATGAAGATGATTTGGCTGAAGCTGATAGAGTAAGAATGGAAAAAGATGAAATGGAGGAAGGCTATGGTATGGACGATACTAATGAAGCTGAAGAAATTGATGAGGAATTTGACCTTGAAGAAATCTTAGCTGAGTTAGAACTCGATGAGGAAGATGATATGATGGAGGGAGAAGATGATATGATGGAAGAAGAAATCAACCTTGACGAGATGGATGAAGATGAGCTAAAAGCTCTTATTGAAGATGTTATTGAAGACATGATTGAATCTGGTGAATTAGAAGCTGGAGGTGATCCTGTTGAATTTTCTGGTGAAGAAGAAGGTGAAGAAGAAGGTG